ATCACAACGACCTACCTTCGGAGTCGAACTCCTCAGGTGCCTGCGCCCGCTGTCCTGCAGCAGGGTCAATCAGGCAAGCTCTCAATAGAGCAGTTGGCTTGGTCGTGGCGGAGTTTCCCCTCCCGGGGTCTCCGCCGCCTCCAAGTGTGCTTTCCAAAGCACCTTGGTCCAACTGCTCTGCCTTGAGAGAGTGGTGGGCAAGCAGGAAGGCTGCCCTTCTTGAAGGACGGGAGGAACGTGACCGTAGGGTCGTCGTTCAGGTATTGAAGAGCTGTGACAGGTTCTTCGATACCCCTTGCGTTCCTTGTGATAGGAGGGCAGCTGCTCAAGCTCGTCGTTCCTGGATGGCTTTTGTCGCCCAGGAACCGAGCTTTGATCCTGCCGCTCCTTCCAGCTGGAGTGAATCTCCTCTCGCGGAGCTGGAGCGACGAGTCCGAGCACTCGTCGGCCGCGATTGGGCGAAGGGGATGGAGGAGCGCAGGGGCCATCTGGTTCCAGACCAGAATGGTTGCCTTGAGCTACCTCGTGGAAGAGGGGGAACTCTGGCGGTCTCGCCGGGCTCTTATTCTCCGTTTCCTGGCCGCGTCCGTACGGGCGTTGTCAAGACGAAGGGTAAGTTCCGGGTGGTTACTATGCAGTCCGCCAGAGTGAAGGGGATTCTTGGCCCGGTGCACGACTGCCTCTATGACTTTATTAGTCGTAGGCGGTGGCTCGTGCGCGGTGAGGTCACTAAGGATCACGTCCGTTCGGTGCTTGACGGGCGGTTGCCCGGTGAGGACATTATTAGCGGTGACTACAAAGCCGCTACTAACAATATCTACTCATCTGTGGTCGAGACCATAGTGGGTGTTCTTGCCGAGGCCCCTTCTCTCTCGCCTCTGGAGAGAGAAACTCTTGTAAGGAGCTTCTCCGCCGAAGAGCTGTCGTGGATCTCGCGGACGGGTAGGGTCAGACCTATCCGTCGGGGGTCGATGATGGGTAACCTGGTGTCGTTTCCAGTCTTGTGTCTGCTCAACAAGGCCTGCTACGACATTGCATGCTCTCTTCGGCGAGCCCGTGATGGGAAGTTGCGACTAGAGACGGCTATTATCAATGGTGATGATATTGCCTTCGCTGGTGATCAGTCGTTTTACAACGATTGGGTAGCTGTCACTAGTCACTTCGGCCTCGTCGTGAACGAGGAGAAGACAGGGGTGTCGCCTGAGTACTTGGAGCTCAACTCGCGGTCCTTCCACTGCGTGGGAGGCCGAGTTGTCGCTCTTAGGAAACCGGTCCTGTCCTCTCTTCTTCCGACGTCCGTCACGGGCTGTCTCCTGACTAGGATGTGGGAGGGCTTGCGGACCCTGTCACCAGGGGGCTTCCGCCGGACTGTTGTCATGCTTCGGCATGACATCATCCGGGCAGGTGTTTGCTTGTCTAGCCTCCCTTCCCGCCTCATCCGAGTTTTCCAGAAGGAAAGGTGGTTTCGGTTGGCTTGTCTTGCCGAACCAGTAGTGAGGACCGTGGGGGTTGATCGTTGCTGGCCCGTCGTCTCTTTGGACGTCGCGCCTCCCTCCGATTGGTCTCCCGTGTTCGAAGCTGCCGTTAGCGCTTCCCTCTCACTGGGTGTTTCGTACGCCCAGGGAGTGGAGGTCGTCCCTGCTGAGTCTAGGCTCTCAGGGTTCCCCGATCTCCCTGTCCATGACCCTAGGCTGGGGTTCCGGACTGTGTGGAAGTGGCGCTGGCCGTCGCCTGTTTTCCGTTTTTGGACGGAGAACCGGCTGCCGGTCCGGCGCCTCGCTAGCGCCATGTGGGAGGATGACCATCCTAGCCTTACAGCTACGGTGGAGTGCTTCATCCGTCCCACCTTCCATCCCCCGTACCTTGATCCCGAGGCTCTTGTCGCGGGGCCGGGTCCTGTCTCGGACGTCTCTTATAGAGCGTTCGAGAGAGCCCGGCGCGCCCGCGACGCCCGAAGGGTCGCTCTCTCAACCTTATAGTTTGCTTGGTCGAGTAGGACCGGGCTAGCCGACTTCGGTTGGCCGTACCATTTGTAAGAATGGGAGGCGGGTGTGGCGGGACCGGTATCTTTGGCCGGGACTGGGGGAGGAAGGTCAGCGAGGGAGGTCATTAGCCTCTTCGGTGTGTCCCACTGGCGCACATCGAGGGGGGTCCCCAAAAGGGCCTCTTGGGCGAGGTTGCGTACAAACCCTCGTTGACATGTACTTCTCCTTTCCTTTGGTTGTTTGCAGGCGTTTCACCTGCTGCCTTCACGGGTAGTGGGTGGGCTTGCGAATGGCCCGACCTCAGGTATTTGTGTTCCAAAACACCTGCC